TTTTGTCTTATAATAATTTCAACACTTATAGTAGAAAACTATGGCATCAAAATTATACATTGATGAAGTTGTTGCATCTAACACATCTACTGGGATTTCGTTTTCAGGAAATGCAGTTTTTTCAAAAGTAATAACTGATGAAATAGCAGCATCTAATACTTCTACAGGAATTGTTTTTAGTGATTTCTCAAAAAATGAACCACCCTATATTCAAACAACAAAAACTCTTGATGGTACATCATCGACATTGGCCAATGCTAGTGCTTATGCAATTAGAAAAGATGTATTGGCTGCTGGTGGTACAGTAAGTGATGTAGAGGCACTGGAAGGACCTTTATGGTTAAATCCTGCCAGATTTACTGGTTCTAATTTAGGTGCTGAATCTTTTCAAGTTTGGTGTGACATGACAACACAAGGAGGTGGTTGGACATTGGCAATAAAATACGATGACAATTATTCCGTTTTGGGGTCTGCTACTAAAGAATCAAGTGGTGTTTGTAGTTTACAAAGGTTTGGAGGAACCTCATATTATAGAAACACTGGTTTAGCAGATTTGGATTCACTCTCATACCTATACTCATGTTTAGATGTTAGAGACATTATTAAATACAATAAAAAATGGACTTATGGTGGAAAATATATGATGCACGCTACAACTTCAGTGACATCAAATGCAAATAGTTCTAGTTACATTGGACATAATTTTACAGCATCCGTCTCTGGAAGTGATGTGTCTGTCACAGGTGGTACGACTACATCCTTTTCTCCAATGTTTTCTAGTTTTTTTGAAAGACATCGTGTCGACCCATCAAATTTATGGAATACATATACTACTTGGGTTACTGATGATGCTGCTACTGAATTAACATCGATAGGTCATGATGTACATAATTCCACAGAAATTTCTAATTATGGAGGAGGATGGTTTTATGCGGTGGGTACAAATCCTGATAGTCCGATTGAGGCGATTGATAGTAATTCTGCAGGAGATGAACATCAATATTCAAGTTATCATTACGTATTAGCACCATTTGAATATGACGGTGAATCCGGTTTTTCAGTTCAAACTAGAAATGGATCTGTTTATTGTTCAGGCGCAGGAGCAAATAGAACATTGATTACTGGTCATGGTTCTCCTAAAGTCAATTGGTCATGGTATTCAAAAGATGGAACACAAATGAATTATGGTTATGGATCATATGCCATTGGGACACCGTGTGGTTCTGGTTCTAGACCGAGACATAGAATGAACTATATGTTTGTGAGATAATATAAAAATCATATTTTGTATAAATAAAACAGTATTACTAAAATTCATTTTTTTTATAGAGATTTATGAAAAAATTTAAAGAAATTTACTCAAATAAAAAGAAAAAAGTCAACGAAAATTATCATAATCAATTTGGTTCTGATGTTCCTGTCTATACACCAGCAGGATTAAAAAAGAATTACAATGATTATGAAGGCCGAATGGCTAAACAAAATCTCTATAAAATGCACAAATATAGTAAAGAATTGTTTGAGTTATTAGATGATCATGATGAATTAGAATCTTGGGTGCAAGAAAAAATTGCAAAAGCTGCTGATTACATTTCATCTGTAAAACATTATCTAGAATATGAAATGGAATTTGGTTCTGAAAGAAATCCATACGATAGTTATTCGGATGATGCAAATTATTATGATGATGAAGATGACATGTATGAAGATGTACATCATATTGATGATCTAATACCTCTGCTTAAAAAAGTTGTTAAATTGAATGAACATCATAGAGTTGTTCTTAGAGATAAATTACAAATTATAATTGAACCCGATGATGCTAAAAGTTTATTAGAAACTTATTTTAAGTTAAATAGTTATAATAAAAAAGAATTTTCTAAAAACTTGTTTGAATCTAAAAATAGTTTTTGGAGTATGGTAGCATTTTCAAATAGTAGAAAAGAAAATGAATAAAATACAAAAAGTAACTAAAGTTAACATTCAAAAAGGTGGTAAAAGAAAATTAATACGAAATGTTTTCAGAAAAAATAGATCTTTAATAGGTAAAGGATATAAAAAGGTAAAAGGAAGTCGAAGAGTTGTAAGAATGACTTCTCAAGAAAGAAGGAAATATAATCCTGTCTTAAATAAAAAAATAAGACAAGCACTAAGGATGAGAAAAATAAAACAAAGAATTATTAATATGAAAAGAAAAAGAACTTTGAGAACGGGTATTTATAAATCTTTACACAAAAAAAAGAAATGATAAAAGAAGGTAGAAAATGGACTCTTGCTGACATGTTACGTGCAAGTAGATCTATGAAAAGAAGAAGTAAAATTATATCTAAAAAAAGAAGATTAAAATTAAAAAGATTTGCTGATAATAAAACACTAGAAAAAAGAGCATTACAATCTTTAAAAATGCAAAAAAAAGAAAAATGGGCAGGGGATAAACCTTATGGTGAATTATCTTTATCTCATAGATTGATGTTGATGAAAAAATTAGAAAGAGTTTTACCTAAACTAAAAAAAATAGCAAAAAGAATGGTTAAGGTCAAAAGACAACAAGAAATTGCTAGACATCTTGGCATAGGAAAAAAATGAGACTTATTACAGAAATTACAGAAGATCTTGAATATATTACTGAAGAGACAAAAGGTAAAAAATCTCTTTATATACAAGGTCCTTTCATGATGGCAGAAGTGAAAAATAGAAATGGTAGAATATATCCTGCTGAAGTGCTTTTTAAAGAAATGAAGAGATACAATGAAAATTATGTTGCGAAAAATCGTGCTTTTGGTGAATTAGGGCATCCTGAAGGACCTAATATCAATCTTGAAAGAGTGTCACATATGATTACCGAACTTAAACAAGATGGTAACAATGTTTGGGGTAAGGCAAAGATTATGGATACTCCATACGGCCAAATTGTGCAAAATTTGATTAGTAATGGAGCACAACTTGGTGTGTCCTCAAGAGGCATGGGAACACTTGAGGAAAAAAATGGCACAAAGGTTGTTAAAGATGATTTTTATTTAGCAACTGCCGCAGATATTGTTGCCGATCCTTCAGCACCTGAAGCATTTGTTCAAGGTATTATGGAAGGTAAAGAATGGATATGGGAATCTGGTGTTTTAAAAGAAAAGGCACTAAATGAAATTAAAAGAAATATTAAAAGTTCTTCTTCAAAAAAGCTAGACGAAACAAAGTTGAAAGCTTTTAATAAATTTTTATCAAATCTCTAATATGTATAAATACAAACAGAGTTATCTCAAAAATATAGAGGAGTTTTCAAATGCAAGACAACGAAGTTATTGAAACTGTCGAGCAGGAAGAGGAGCTTGAAGAAGCAAGTATTCCTGGAGCAGGTAAAAATAAAGATAGTATGAAAAAAACAAAGGCAGATGTTGATGAAGTTGGAGCAGATCCAACAACAAATGATGGCAAAAAGCCTGAATATACTAAGAGTGTTAAAAAAGACACTACCATTAAAGAACAACAAGCATCTAAAATGTCTCTAATTAAATCAATTTATGATAAATTGGATGAAATGAGCAGAGATGAAGTTGAAGAAGTTCTCGGTGCATTAAATGAAGTCGATGATACTGAAGAAATAACCGAAGAACAAATTATGGAATATTTATTGAATGAGGGTTATACTGAAGAAGAAATTGCTTCTATGTCTGAGGAAGATATAGCATCAATAATTGAAGGTATGGAAAAACCTATTGAAGATAAAAAGAAAGAACAGAAAGCAGTAGTAGCTAAAGAAGAATTAGAGGCAAATCTTGCTAATGATGTTCAAGCATTGATTGAAGGTGAAGAATTATCTGAAGAATTTAAGGAAAAAGCAGCAACAATATTTGAAGCTGCAGTTTTTGCAAGAGTAAATGAAGAAATTGCTACAAGAGTTGAAAAATTAGATGAACAATATCAAATAGAACTCGAAAAAGCAATTGATGAAAACAGATCATCAATGGTAGAAAAAGTTGATGATTTTATGAATTATGTCGTAAAAGAATGGATGGAAGAGAATCAGTTAGCAATTGATAAAGGAATACGATCTGAAGTTGTAGAAGATTTTATGGTAGGTTTAAAAAATCTATTTGTAGAACACTATATTGATATTCCCGATGAAAAAGTTGATCTTGTAGATGATTTATTTGCTAAAGTTGAAGATTTGGAAGAATCTTTAAATTCTGAAATTCAAAAAAATATTGAAACAGCAAAAGAACTTAAAGAATATAAAAAGATGGACGTATTATATACTGTATCTGAAGGTTTGACTGAAGTTGAAGTGGAAAAACTTCAAAAACTTTCGGAAGGTATATCATTTAATAATGAAGAAGAATATGCAGAAAAATTGACTATGATTAAAGAAAATTACTTCAAAAGTAATGAAAATAAAGAACAGGTATTAACAGAAGAAACCGAAATAGAGAACGATGAATTAAATGAAACTTCTGCTAATTCTGATTCAAATTATGAAATGGCAAATGATGCGATAAGAAGATATGCAGATGCTATTTCTAGAACACTTAAAAAATAAAAGGAGATTAAAAGATGTATCTTTCCGAAAATTTACAGAAAAAATGGGGTCCGATTCTTGACCATCCTGAATTGGGAGGAATTAAAGATGCTTATAGAAGAGCAGTAACAACTGTTTTATTGGAAAATCAAGAAAAATCGATGAGAGAAGATGGTCAAATTTTAGCAAGTCAAAATTTTCTTACTGAAGCAGCATCTGACGGACTAGCAGTTGGTGCACCAAATGCTCTTGGCAATTATCCAGATCAAGGCGGTGTTGCTAAATACGATCCTATCATGATTTCATTAGTTAGAAGATCTATGCCTAATTTGATTGCATATGATATTTGTGGTGTTCAGCCTATGACAGGTCCAACTGGCCTTATCTTTGCTATGAGAGCCAGATATGATAAAATGGACGGCACAGAGGCATTACACTATGAAGCAGATTCTACTTATTCTGCAAATTCAGATGTAACACAAACTTCAGGCGCACCTGGTTTATTATTGTCAGCAAATAATGGTGTAGCCGTTGCAAATGCATCAGCAGATTTAGCAACTGCAGGTGGTGGTATTCCTACTAATATTGGTGAGGATATGACACCTCAAAACATGGCGTTCTCAATTGAGAAAGTGACTGTTACCGCAAGAACAAGAGCATTGAGAGCAGACTACACAATGGAAGTAGCACAAGATCTTAAAGCAGTTCATGGTTTGGATGCTGAAACAGAACTCAGTAACATTCTATCTGCTGAAATTCTTGCTGAAATCAATAGAGAAGTAATTAGAAAAGTATATAATGAGGCAACAATTGGTGCGCAGCATAATACAACCACACCAGGTATTTTTGATTTGGATACTGATTCAAACGGAAGATGGTCAGTTGAAAAATTCAAAGGATTGATGTTCCAAATTGAAAGAGAAGCAAATGAAATTGCAAAAAAGACAAGAAGAGGAAAAGGTAATATTATCGTAACTTCTTCCGATGTCGCTTCTGCGCTTCAAATGGCAGGTGTATTGGACTATGCTCCTGCACTTGATAGCAACAACATGAATCCAGACGATACTGGTAATACATTTGTAGGTGTTTTAAACGGTAGATATAGAGTGTATATTGATCCGTATGCAGTTACAAATTCTTCAAATTACTTTGTAGTTGGATATAAAGGTTCATCATCTTATGATGCTGGAATGTTCTATTGCCCATACGTGCCGTTGCAAATGGTACGTGCGGTAGATACAAATACTTTCCAACCAAAAATTGGATTTAAGACCAGATATGGAATGGTAAGAAATCCATTTGCAGCAGCAACTGCTCCTGCAGCCGCTGGTTATAATTCAGCAGCATATGATTTGGGTGGAGATATGGTAGGAACAGGTGGTCATGCCAACGAGTATTACAGAATTGTTAGAGTAAACAACTTAATGTAATATTTCTTTTTGCGGGAGTTTTACACTCCCGCATTTCCTCTCTTTTTCATATCATATAAATAATGATATGTCAACACTTACAAAAAATATAAATTATTTTATACCAACTGGATTTAATTTTCTGATAGACAGAATTCCTAATGTAAATTTTTTCTGTCAATCTGTAAATTTACCCGGAATAAATTTAGGTGTAACGAATGTAAATACACCTTTTAAAGATTATCCTATTCCAGGAGATAAAATTGATTTTAATGAATTAAGAATTTCTTTCATCGTTGATGAAGAATTAAAAAATTGGTTAGAAATTTATAATTGGATTATAGGATTAGGATTTCCATCCAATACCGGACAATACAGAACTTTGAAAAATTCTGATACTAATGGAGTTTATTCAGAAGGTATATTGTTTATTTTATCTAGTCATAAAAATGTTCAATATAAAGTTGTTTTTGAGAAAATATTTCCTGTTTCTTTAAGTGATATAGATATGAATTCGATATCATCCGATACAACTACTACTGTAGCAGATGTTAGTTTTCAGTATGCTATATATAATATAGAAAGGATTATTAGTGATGTTTAAATTTTGAGGTCGAATGACATTAGAAGAAATACAAAAATTATGGACCAGTGACTGTACGATTGACGATTCACAATTAGATTTAGAATCTATAAAAATTCCAGAAATACACAACAAATATTTAAAAATATTCTCAGAAGAACGATTGAGATTAGTTAGAATGGAATCTAAGAAAAAAAGTTTACAAAAATTAAAATGGTTATATTATACAGGAAAAATAGATAAAAATAGTTTAGATGAAATGGGATGGGAAACTTTTGAATTAGATATCAAGAGCAGAAATAAAGAAGATCTCAATAGATTTATAGATTCTGATAATGATTTATTAGAAATGCAAGATAAAATAGAATATCAAAAAGAAAAAATAAATTATTTAGAGACAATAGTCAAATCCTTAACGACTAGAGGTTATTTGATTAAAAATGCTATTGATTGGAAAAAATTTACAATGGGAGCTTAAAAAAATATGCCATATGATTTATTGATACAAGCAAATCTTCCATTATTTAAAGAAGATGGCGGTGCTATGGGAGGAACGGAAAGACAAATTTTAAATGTGGCCGAAAATCTTGCAGAAAAAGGTGTAAATGTAGGAATTATTCATTCTTTAACTGATGGAACTGATAGAATTATAAATGGTGTGAAACATTTAAATGTTTTTAGGCACTATTATGCAAAATCAAAGGTTAGAGTTACTTGCAATCATTTTGACTATATGGGAAATAAACATAGAAGTTATGGATTATATAGTCCACATGTTAGAGCATTATCTCCATTAGAAATAAATTCTGCCGAAAAAACATATAATTGGATGCACAATTGGTGGACATGTCACGAACAAGTTCCACGAATTTTCAATTCTGAAGCTATAAGAAAATATGTTTACCAAAAAGGTAAAAAAATTTCTAATGATAAATTAATACACTACATGATACCTAAAGGAGTTGATGAAAAAATCAAAAAAGAAAGAAAAAAATATCTTTATTGGATGAGTGCTTTCGGAAAAGGATTAAAAGAGGCGGTAACTTTATATATGAGTTTGTATGAGCAGGGAATGAAAAGAGATTTTTATATCAGTATACCGCCCCAAAGACAAAGAAAAGATGTTCAAATTGTCTATGATTTTTTAAAAGATGCTAATAAATTTAATTATCCTATCACTTTTTTAGGAGAATTAGATTATGGTAATACTTTAAAAAATTTGAGCAATTCCGCTTGCTTATTTAGGCCTTCTCTACCTCAAGAAACGTTTGGTTTGGTTTATCTAGAAGCAAACAGACTAGGTGTTCCTGTTATCACATATAAAGGAGATGCTGCTGAAGAAATTTTAACTGATAAGAATAATATGCTTATTGACGATAATCACAATATTGATGACATTATAAATTGGATTTCTGACATTGAAACAAAACAAACTGTGATCGATATGAATGTTTTTAATCCTGAAAATATAACTGAAAAATGGATAAATTTAATACAGAACTAGTTGATAGGAAATTTAATTAATGATTAAACCAATAAATCTCACAGAACAAGGAGTGCAATTTTCACTTCCGTCTAATTATAGAAGATGGGATGTTATTAAATATTTTATAAATGTATTCAAATA